ACAATTGAGCCTCCTACCATATCATCAACTAACTTATGTGTCCCTTCTATACCTATAAATATATTAATTTTCATGTTTTTCCTGTATTATACGATTATAATGCTCTAACTTTTCGATACCGAACTCATCTACAATCTTTTGTTCAACTGCGGACCATTCATATTGTCTTTGAAATTGATAAGCACATTTAATAAGTGAATGATCAAACTCTTCTGCGCTGTTAAATTTAGTGGAAATATTTTTATTATAAATTCCAATAGCCGATACAGAAGCTTTAGAATGGAATTCATCTGCTTGCTTAACTATATCGTAAATTAAGTCATAGTCTGCCTGAGTTAATTTATCAAAATATTCAATCTCATCAGTAAACGCTAAATCTTTTATTAATGAATCGTAGTTTTCATGAAATTTAAATTTTATCAAGTGACGTCTTGCGAAATCTGTGATGGTCTTATTATTCTCTTGAATAACGTCGTACATATATTCATCATTTTGATACCATTGATACGATGGAAATGTTATATCGAACCCACCATTATACATCCACCATTTGTAAGAGGCGGCGTCACCGTTATAAAACAACATAATACTAGCATCTGGAAAATTAGATACTAACCAATCTAGATTTTTATTATGGCAGAACCAATGCGATTTGATTATCTTTACACCAGTGTCCCAATTTGAGAATGGCTTTTTAATTTCTGCCAAGAACTCTTCTTTAGTTAGCTTTGATAAGTCTTCAAAGTTTTCGCCGATTTCGTTGTACGGTCCAAAGTATGCACCAAAGTGATGTACTGCCCTAGTAAAGTTTTGTTTTTTTACATTGGCGGCGTCGGAGTTATTTATTGCGGGGTGAAGTGATAATAAAGATAACACTCTAGTCCATCTGGATCCAGGTGCCCCTGCCGCAAAAATTAAATCGTGTCCGTTACTCATATTATACTTCAAATGTATGTTTATTTTTGGCAGCAGATAAAAATTCAATTGTTTTTGTTGTCAGTGTGCCCGTTGTTAGTAAACTAACTCGCGGAGTCAATCCTGCGTTAGCGGAAGAGTGCGGAACATTATGCCAGTCAAATGTATGAATGTCACCTGCTTTCCAACCTTGATATGTAAAGTTTCCGTACTGACTGAAATGTCCTTGATCCCAATCTGTTAATTGTATCATGATTCTCATAATTTTACTAGGATCTTCAGGATTAAACTTTTCTAATTTATCTAGGTGTTTATTGAATACTTGCCCTGGCATTTGAACATGTATTCTGTCCATCCTATTAGCCAATCCAATAACGTCACACATCTTTTTAAATATGTCAGGTAGCTTGTAATCGAAATTGCTAATAATCAGTTCAGGATTAGCGCCTGCTACTTCTAAGTCATATTCTTCAGAAGCAAGTTCTTCTTCGGGGCGAGACGGCTTGTTAGGATCCCCGCGTGTTCTCCAAGATACTGGTTTAGATGTTTCTTTGACAACTTCTAACTCTTTACTCCAGTCTCCTGCAAATTTTCCTAACTCAATTATACAGTCCCACTTAGGGTCTATTACTGTGGTATCGAAATGATATTGTGATTTAACTTTTAATTTTTCCCAGTTACTATTATTCATCTTTATTTTCCCATATTGCGTATTGTTCGTATTTCTTAAGACTACGTGCTATTAAATTTTCATGTTTGACCGGATCAACCCATCCATGACAAAATAATATATATCGATCCTTTGGTATCCCTGTATTAGTATGTAATGTTGTTGTGTGTCCTAACACATAGCAGTCGGTGTCCTCTGGCATAGTTGGACGAAGTATATCGTCTTTGACTCTTACTTCTAATTCGCCAGAACGCGATCCTTGTATCACAATCCTATATCCGCAAGGTTCGAATTGTTGATTGTGTGTGTATAATTCTGGATTACGATCTGGTGATCTAAAATCAATATGCCACGTAGATTCTTTAATAACATTATGCATTTTGATAGTTACCAGTTTTGTAAACGGAAGATACAAGTCCACATATTCTTTTAATTTTTGCTGACTATATGTTAGGTCGTTGCGCCAAGTCGCGTCTTTATAATTATGATAATCTTCATTTGAGTCACACACTGTCAACCGCTGAGCAGCGAATGCCAACGCCGATGGCGGGATAAATTCACATTTAAAATCTTGGACTATTTCTTTACAATATTCAAACTTAGGAATATCTATAGGTAGCCAGTGTAGTCTTTTCAAAATTTATATCCTATTAACATGAATCGTTTATATTGATCTAAGTCTAATGTACCTGCGTATAAAATATCCAGCGGATACTTTGTTTTCATTTCTTCTACATTGTCGCATAAATTAGCGTGATCTTCCGCTGGCATATTTGTACTGTGTAATATAACTAACGAACCAGTTCCTATACCGTCGAACCACGTATTATTTATAATATGCTCAGAACTAGGGTTAATTATCAACTCGTAATCGTTAAGATTTATGTCATTGACATCTGCGGTAACATGTTTAAATTGTTTATTAAATCTATTTAAATGTTTAGCAAACACTGTTAATCTACCATCAGGATCTACTTCTGTTATATTGGTGAATCCTAACTTCCATAAGCAGAAAGAAGTAAATCCAAACCAGGATCCTATAACTAATACGGGTACAGTTTTGTCTAGGCAATAATTTTTTAACTCATCTAGCAACCACGTTTTCCCCTGCATTTGTTTTATTCTAAATGCGTCTCGCATTTCTGTTAACGATGTTGAAGAAAATGCGTCTGGGTTATAAAGAGAATTCATAACTTCGGGAATATACGAAGCAACTAACGAGTAGTCTAAATCTGATCCTTTTAAATTATTCATGTTGTCTAGAATTAAAATGAGTAATTAGCCATTTATAATCATTTATTTTATACAATAAATCTAAATCGTCATTACACAAGTTTACATACTGTTCTGCATCAAGGTAACCTCTATAGCACCATATCGCATTGTTTGTGCCGTTATCTAAATGTTGGTATGATTTCCATATGTCTAAATATTTTTCAACGTTTACTGCTAATGGACGATCTCTAAAGATCTTAGATAATAACTTAACGCAATGCCTAAAAGAAGTTTTCCAAGCATCGTATGGTATAGTGTTATATCTAGTAATTGATAAAACTTTATCCGGACTAATTTTTGCAGCAGTTGCAGCAACAGAAAAATCTCCCTGGCTCATGTCAGTATTAACAAAACAATCTTTTCGCCATAGTTTAACTCCGCCATTTTTTACACGTATATCGAGTACCGGATCCAGAGCGTAGAACCATAATAAATCTCTCGCAGGATCTGGCTCCCAATCTAAGGTTTCAGTTAGCCAGTTATCTCCGTCAATAGTCCAGAAATGTTCAGTCGTTGATAACGCATTACATGCCATATGTGCTTTATCAATTCCCAAGATACCATGTATTCTTTTTGCGGCTGGATGAAGTTCAAGTACACGTAACCAATTTTCTTCTTGATTGGCTTCATTAAATGTAATATGAAAAATATCAAACGTAGTCATTCATCGTCCTTTAAGTCAGCAACCAACCAACCGATTTTAAATAAGTCATCGGTTATCTCGTCAGTAACTACACTTTCAGGAACATAGGCAGCAACTTTCTTACGAATTATTTCTTGTTCTATAGTTAGTTCTTGTCCGTCATCTTGATCATCTAGGTACCCGTCATTGCGTATACCGCTACAGTACCAATCAATATAATCACCTTCTTCTCTCATATCGGCAATTATGCCACCGGCATGTCTCCAACTACAACTCCATCGTTCGTCTTTCAAAATAGGCCACATCTCGCGTTTAGTGAATTCATTATTACACATGGCAGCATATAGATGTTGGGCATATACTTGATCTCCTCGAACTTTTTCTAACATCCATTCACAAGTTCTTAAATCGTACTCCATATTATGTTTTTGCCATGCTGGATTATCTTCCTGTTCCTCGGCTTGCTCTGTCCAGCTATTGTAAAATTTAATCATGCTTACTACATCTGGATCTTGGAGACTTGTGCCTTTTTGTTCTATTCGAGCAATATAATTATTACGTTGAAAAGTGAATCGCTCACTGCTTTTAGATATTTTTTTTGACATATACTATTATATAGCATACATAAATTTTAGTCAAAAAAATAGGCACCAAAGTGCCTATTTTAATTATTGTTCTAGGAAAGATACTACTGCTCGCCTGGCTTCTGCTGAAGATACAGTTCCGTGTCCTTGTCCGTTTAATAGAACTAATTTACCATTTGTCCTGTCACCCCACTGTGAATCGCATTGAAAGCCTCCGTTAGCAAAATACGGATCGTTACCCCAAGATATAGCTATGATTGGTGTATTAGCACTAGCCATCACACCTAAGCTACATACAAATCCAGACACAATGACGCCTTTAAATCCCATATCGGGAGTGCGTGTCGCGGCCATAGCACCTTCGCTATGTCCCATTAAAAAAATACGTTTTTTGTCTGCCCATTTCATAGTTTGAAGTTGAGACATGGCATACGCTACTTCTGCTGGCCTAAGCCTGTTAACAGGTACTAATCTTAAATTGTTAATTCTCTCTGTGGTAGAGCAGTTAACAACTCGATTAGGTATTGCGAAAGAATCAGGTAACACTACAATATATCCATTATCTTTCAGCAAACGAGCCCACTGTGTTTCCTCTTGTGTAATGCCTGTACACCCGTGCATCAAGACAACAACAGGCAGTGGACTGGTTACTTCCACAGTACTAATTTGTTTGGTAAAGAAATTTCCAGGAACATGTACTTCGGCCTTTTCCCAGGATTTACTAATGTCGTAGGCTTCTAACGGCAATGCGTTAACAGAACTAGCTAATAAGAATAACAATGTAGCAATAATTTTAGACATACCAAATTTCCTTAAATCCTTCTTCTTCTGTTGGATCTTCCCAGCTAGCAATCATGCTGGCAATAACATGATCCGGAATCTCTTTGCCAGGGCGGCCCATCAATCGTCGCATTAGTTCCGTATGCTCAGGTGTCTTAAACACCACGGCAATATGCTCATAGTCTGTTAACATGTTAAACTTGCGAGCACGACTTTTAACGGTAGTGCTTGTTTGATCCCAAATGATGTCGCGATTCATTTCACGAGCCACAACAACTTCTTTTGCCATAAGGTCTACGGCAGTGGGCATAAAGTCTACAAACACTTCACTGTAGGTGCGTCCTACTTCCTTTGCGTAGATTTCAACCCATTTGTCTGTACTAATATGGGCACAGGTTAACGCCCAGTCTTGTTCAGCTACCCAGGTAGATTTTCCGCTACCTGGGACTCCAATTAGTTGATAACACTTTGGCATAATACTCCTTACATTGTTGGGCCGTTGCCGTTTTTAAAACCTACACTGCCACCTTCGGCTTCGATACGAGCAATAACATCTTCGAACAAGATAGGTTCAAAGTCAGTTTGCTCCACGCAAACACAATGATAACGAACATCGTTCTCATCGCTGTATAAAACTTCGCCAGTTCTAGCATCAACACCGCGAGCCTTCTTCACACGGTTGGCGTGAGTGTGTCCGTGAATGTTAACTCCAAAACGACCCATGCTATCACTATGTAACGGGATATGGCTCAAGATCATTCCGTTCATAACATGATATGCTCGTAATTCACGGAAGTAAGTCCTATACTCGTCATCACGGAAGATGTCGTGGTTACCGCGGATTAAGACCTTGTCACCGTTTAAGCGACCTAATGTCTTTAATGCCTTACGGTTAATGACCGCATCACCTAAGTGATAAACTTTATCAGTTGGCTTAACTTTGGCGTTCCATTTAGCAACCATGGCTTCGTCCATTTCCTCTGGACTGTCCCATGGCCTTAACTTGGTAACACCGTCGTTACGTGTGAAGCGACATACACCCATGTGACCAAAGTGTGTGTCGCTTACTAAAAATACACTAGGCATATTGCCCTCCTTTCTTTAATAAATTTCTTTTACAATTTTAAATTCTGTTCCTGGATACTTTGCTTTGAATTCGTCAGTTTTAACATAGTCGTTAAACTCTTTTGCGTTAAAAAACACTCGATGAAAAACTGATTTGTGATCCAGAGTAGTTACTGTGAGGTAAACTGATTTTGCTTTGCCAGCCATTAAAGTGTCCTTTTATTCAATTGCTTTTCTAAAAACTATCTCTTGTCGGGCAAAAGCATCTTGTTCCCAAGGCTGATCCAGATATTTTGTTCGTTTAGTGTAGCGTTTGCCGCACCAATAATTTACACCATTCTTTACTTTAAGAATGCCTTTGGCAAATTGGCGTACATGGACCATCTCGTGTGCCAGCGTAACTCCGATAGACTTGATAGACATAGTGGGTTTAATAACTATTACATAGCTATCCAAAATGTCCACAGGAACAGTATAACCCATTCCTTCACAATCTTGTTCTAATCGAATAACCAGCGACTTCCTAGTGTTGGTTAAGCCCAATTGCTCAACTATCGAAGGAAGAATAGCTTCGATAAACTTTTTCTTCGTTCGACTACGTGCTTCTACAAGATAATCCATGCTCGCTCCTTGTTAGTGTAAATGTATTATAACACAGAACTCGCGGTCAGTCAACCGATCTAAAAGTTCTCCAGTCGTCTAAATTAGGCTTTTCGTCCGAATCGTATGTCCAGCCGAGGGCTTTCATCATACGATGCTTGACCAAAAGATTTGGACTACGGAATCGACCCGTATCTTCAAAACCCAACATGACTCCAAGCTCACAAACCGCACCCGATCTGCAAACGCCGGCGTAGCAATGAACTACAACGTTCATACGGTTAGCCAAAGCGTGTTGTAGCAGTCGAACAAGTTCAGCGGCCTGCTCATGACTACACCGCATGGCTTCGTCTAATGCAAAGTCCTTTTCTTCTATGTCTAAAAATTCAAAGTTATGTTGTTCTTTGAACTTGTGTGCGGGTACGGGGCGCCAGCTGGCTGGATCAACAATGCTGATCAGCATACTGTTCTCTCCGGCTTCGTGATGGAACCTTGTGGGTATATCAGCAGCCGCTACGTTTTCAATCCATGGCATATATGCCTCCTAAGTTTCTATGTCGATGTGTCGACCTTTGTCTAAATCTAGACGAAGATTCCTTGCCACTCGTTCTGCTATTATTTGATCAAGTCTGCGCTGTTCAATCTGCTTGCTGTAATCTTGTTCTCGTTGTTTTTCCAATCGAGACTGATCCAGACGATACTGTTCTTGATTATATTTTATAACACTTTGTTCTGCTCTTGATATTTCCATTACACTCGTTCCTTTTTAACACGGCCGATGCGACTCGCCTTGTTCCAATCATAAACAACACCATCTGGGCATAGTCCGTTTTTAACGCTGTCAACACCAAACATGCCCACAATTTCAAAATCTGGACCTGTGATAGAGACAAACTCATTCATTGCCTTGGCAGTGCTCATTGCTTCATCCAATGTTGTTACATCGAATGTTACTACCGATCCTTTTACCTTATACATTTTTTGTTCTATCTTCAAAATTTTCATCATTACATAACGGATCAAATATCAACATCATTGCGCCTTCCAAATATGTGCGATCAACTGCTTTTGAGCATTCAAAATATTCGATAGTCCATGATACAGGATCCCACCATTGTTCTTCTCGGGTCGCTTTCCAACCCTTACCGTGGCTAGTGCCTTCTTTCAGAATGGCATACGCCTTATTGTGGTGATGTTCAAAACGAGCACGGATGCCTGAACCACCACCGCCTTGTCCTACATAAATGCAAGTATCACCTTGCCAAATGCTGTACAGTCCATTACTTTTTGGTAACGATTTAAACTCGTTAAAAGAATGGGTTTGGATAGCTGGGCTAATGCCGCAACGCTGAAAGTCGGGTTGTAGTTTTGCTAATTTCATATCATTATTATAACAGCATCTGACTATCTTGTCAATAGCCAAATGTGTTGTATATTTACAACATTTATGACCCATTTAAATGCCCTACAAGCGTCGATAACGGTTCTAAGCAGGTCAACATTGCCCTAGCTGTTTTAAACTCAGTGTAGGGCTGTATTTTGGGTAACAACAGCCAAAAAAATAGCACCCGAAGGTGCTATTCAAAACTAAGTTTTTGCTTAAAAAGCATCGTAGTAGTGGAAGTTCTTTTCTTTCACTTTGGTAAGTGTAAGAGCATGACCATCCTTGTTCATGAAGATAAACATGCCACTTTGTGGATCAATCTTTTGGATTTCAGCTGGCGTAAAACTAGCTTCTTCCCAGTTCCAATCTGCATCTTCCTTGTCGTCGTCTTTGTCAGTCCAGGGTAGGCCTGCGTTAGACACTTTGAACGACAAGTGGATCTTGCTTTGGAGTGGATTACCTTTCCATTCGCGAGACTCCAGATGCTTTTGTTCAACAGGAATACCTTTGAAGCTCAGTTGAGTTGAATACTTGTTGCCGTCATCAAATTCTGGTTTGGCATTCAACATCTTCAATGCTTCTTCAGGAGATTCATTGTAGCGATTCATTTCTTCAACTAATGCTTTCAGCATGTCAAAGTTGAACTGGTTAAACAACATGGCAATTGAGCAAATCTTAGCAATGTGTTCCTTGGCATTCAAGTTGTCCTCACAGTACTCGATGATAAAGTCCTGTGTCAAGCCTGTGTAGTCCAGCATGTAGTAGATACGACCTGGACGATTACGCATGTGGCTATCCACACGCCACTTGTCGTTACAGGTAATCACAAACATTTTCTTGCTGGGGAATACACCGTCCAACAAAGTCAGCATGGCTTCTTGCTCTTGTGCGTCGTAGACTTTTTCAAACTCGTCAAACAACACAACACATGGTTGCTCGATAGCCTGAATCAAGGCATTGAACTTATCACCGGTCCACGCATTGTTAATAACAATGGTAGGATGGCCTTGATTGGCTGCATGAATTGACAAGGCTTTTGCCAGCAAACTTTTGCCGCTACCTTTCTCACCAGTAAGCATTACGCCAGTGCTGGCACTACGATCCATGAATGTATTAAAAATACGATTTGTATTTTTGTCTAAGTCGCCGTACCGCTTGCCTTTGATCTCAAACGAATCAATTTGTTCAAGATACAACTCACCACTCATTGGATTTTCTTTAATGGTAAAATTAGCCGCTGGTAGTGCCTCGTGTAGGTCCATGGCTTCTTTTGATGTTACACGAAACGAGATTCCTGATTTTAAAAAATATGACATGTTAGTCTTTTGATGTAGTGTAGTACAATTACTATAGGTTAATTATAACATCTAAAATGTTTCTAGTTGCCTACTTTGACAGAATTAATATAAAAAAAATAGCACCCGAAGGTGCTATTTAAAAACAATGTTTTTACAGCTTGTAACGATCACTCATTACAGTCTTAAGCATGATGCCTTCTGGAGTGAACTGATCCAAGTCAGCGGCTAGCAAGCTAGTCATTATACTTGGGCTGAATCCACTTACCAATGCGGCACCACTCTTGTCAGCCTTAACAGGCACGTTGTCTGAACTGTTTAGGTTCCAGAAAACAACTTGTGGCATGCTGTAGCCTGCGGCTTCGAACTTGCGTTCGATCATTTCCATTGCGCTGTCGTCGTGCTTGGCGCATTGGTCAAACTGCATGTCACTCAAGATCAGCAACATGGCTGGCATGTCGCTGGCTGGTACTGAACCCTTAACCGCTACGTCTAGAATCTTGTTCATAGCCGCGTTTAGGTTAGTGCTCATGTCCCAATCACTCTTGCTCATTTGAGCAACCTTGTCAACAATGTTACCCTTTAGAGTAACAAGTTCTGGCTTGCTAGAGAAAGTCAAGAAAGTGTCCTTGAACACACCCTTGTTCTTGTCTGCTAGGTACAGGCCCAAGCTGATTGAAACATCCATACAAGTCACATTAGTGTTCTTTCCTGCTGGGCAAGACATAGAACCGCTAACGTCTACGATTGGCATGATGCTGGCATCTCCCACATAGTTTGGCAAAGCATCCCACTGTGCCACGATGTGGTCAGTGGCTGTCTTGTCCAAAATTGCACGGTTGTAGCTTCCGATAACACCCTTCAACACGTCATGTGGGAAGATTGCGCTGGCGTTAACCTTGACAGTCTTGTCACCACTTACCAACTTGGCCACATACTCAGCGAATGCTGGTGTGTGACGGCTGAATGCCTTCTTGTAGTTGCGTGAAGCAACACTAGGCACGTGACTAAAGTTGATGTTGTCCCAATCGTTGGCACACATTTGTGTTTCCACAACTGTGGTCATTCCCACTAAACTCTTACGATACTGCTTTGGAGTCATTCCAAAGAATGCTCGTACTTCAGCCGCAATCTTGCCCTTACGAGGAGTCCACTTTGCGGCCAGACCGTTACGGGCACGTAGGGCATCGCCCAACATGGTATAAGCGGCTGACTTCAAGTCAGGGTTAGTGAAGACAAAGATGTCATCCCAACGGCCAACTTCAGGGATCTTGCGTAGCAAAGCCAAAGCGGCGTCTGGGTCACGCTTTTCTAGATGTACTAGAATGTCGCGGAACAATTGACGTTCACCTGCACCACCACGGACATCACGTGCCCATTGTGCGATGCGTAGTGCTACGTCACTGTTTTCTACATAAGCGGCAGTGAAGTCGCCTACAATGTTCTTACCACGGCTTGCGCCGATCTTGTAGAACAGGTCCACAGTGGCCTTGGCTGTGCTCTTACGTGCCTTCATGCCATTGGCAGTACGGGCTTCTTGGTTTGCTATTGCTGTTACAAATGCGTTCATTTTATTACCTCACAGAATGTGTTTTTTTTCGATATGCGTGAAAATTTAAAGTTGCTGTTAACATTCTAAAACTTTAACAGGATGATCGTGCCAATTTGTTTAGTATTCTGGTCTGACCAATTACGGCACTCAGACCCTATCAACATTCATGTTGACTATTCACACTCGGCTTTCTGTAGTGAACACATAGTATGTCTTTCCATACTGTCGTCTATTCCATCTGCGTACATGGTATTTCACATGTATAAACTTTTCAGTCCACCCTTACGGGGCACATTCTATAGCATTAAGCGTTAGTTTAAATTGCTGTAGTCATCCAAATATAACAGGATCGTTTTCTACTTTTTGTTTTTATCGAGGAGACTTATCGAAACTCCTCTATCTTCACTGTCCTTGCTTGCGCATTGTCTTTAACCTTCAAAGCCCCGAAAGGCTCCAGCTAATAACAGGGTAAGTGAAGCAATCCATAGTAATATGTAGTTGCTGTACCGATCCTAAAACTGTCCACAAGCATTATTGCTTGCTATGTGACTATTATAACAGTATTGCGCTGTCTTGTCACTACATTTTGGCTAAACTGCTAAAATATAAATTGGTCGGAGTACAAGGATTCGAACCTTGGACCCCCTGGTCCCAAACCAGGTGCGCTACCAGACTGCGCTACACTCCGAATTAACTTGCTACAATATGCGGTATATATGGAACTGCTCTTGGACCACCATACAGTTGCTCGAAAAGTTTTTTAGCCTCTTGCGGTGTATCCGCATAGATACGTTTCTTTTCTTCACCTTGAGGTGTTCTTACAGTTGCTTCATACATTGGCATATTGTATCCTTAAATGGTACCTGGTGTCAGACTCGAACTGACATCGTTCTCCGTGTAAAGGAGATGCATAACCTCTCTGCGCAACCAGGCATTAAATTTTGGAGCGGGATGGGAGAATCGAACTCCCGACATTAGATTGGAAATCTAAGGTAATGCCATTTTACGAATCCCGCACACTTTATAGGTGCTCTCTGTGGCGCTTGAATCCACGGCAGCCCTTCTCTTCATGGCCGGTCCTTGCTTTGGTCGACGTTGGCAAGTTTCTCGGTGTTCCATTGTAGCTACTCAGAAAGCACGTATAAAGTGTCCGGCTACTCACACCACATGAGCCCCGGACTGAGCAGTTACTCTGTCCATAACATTTTCTTCTTCTGGAAAGGCTGTTAATCCTCACCCTAGGCAGTTTCCAGTATCCCTTAAATGGGGACTGTGAGGTCAGGTCCTAGTGTACCCTCTGGTCTATCGTTACAGAGACGCTATTTCGTTACGTAGAAATAGTAAGACGGGTTTTTAACAGGATAGGCTTTGCCTTATTTTTTATTTAAAACTTGACAAAGCGAACAAGTTCGTCCGGGTCGCCCCAGACCTTTGATACGGTTATTCACCGTTAGTGGTTTGCTGTCTCTATCCTAAAACTGGTGCCCAATGTCTGATTCGAACAGACGACCTACCGCTTACAAGGCGGTTGCTCTACCCCTGAGCCAATCGGGCTATATGTTACTTATTTGTTGCTGTCTGTATATTATAATTGATTTGACTTTGTTTGTCAAGTCTTTCAAATTCTTCATCTTCAAGTTTGGCTTCTTCTAGACGCCTAGGATCAGGCTTTCGAAAAATAGTATCATAATTCGAACCAAATGCTTTCAAATCTGTTGGACGTTGTTTACTGCCCTTACTCATAATAAACTCCTACTATTCTTGGTGGAGGTGACAAGGATCGAACTTGCTACATCCTGCTTGCAAAGCAGGCGCTCTCCCAAATGAGCTACACCCCCAAATATTGGCTCCACAGCCTGGGCTCGAACCAGGGACCAATTGATTAACAGTCAACTACTCTACCAACTGAGCTACTGCGGAATAATTCTTAAACTTGAGTACTTGCTGTACCCGTATCATTTGTTTGGTAATTTGCGGCACCCTGTGGACGCTTGTTATCTCGCGGTTCACGTTTTGGAACAATGGCAGCGGCTAATTCTGCTTGGATCATTGCTCTCTTAAATTCGTTACGCTCATGTGCGTCAACGATAGTACACATGAATCTTTTTGACTGCTTACTGAGCTTGAATGTCTTGTTTGGTTTTAACATAATTACCTTTTTAAAAAACTTGGCGGAACGACTGAGACTCGAACTCAGAACCCGGATTACGCCGAGCGACAGATTAGCAATCTGCTCTAATACCATTATAGGACCGTTCCATATATACTATGTAGCTGGGAGGCTTCGAACCTCCATGGAATCCTGGATTATATCCTGACCCGTCCCCTGACCTATGCTATGAGCATAGCGGGAGCTTTGCCTATTTGCTTACAGCTACACAGTAATTATACAATCTAGCTGTGAGTATGTCAAGTGTTTTGGCGGGTCTTGAGAGGATCGAACTCCCACCCTCGGTTTCGAAGACCGAGATGATATCCATTTCACCAAAGACCCTAACTGGCCTCGCCACCCGGAATCGAACCAGGATCTACTCTTTAGGAGAGAGTGGTTCTATCCATTGAACTATGGCGAGATATAAATTGGTACCAGCGGAGGGAATCGAACCCTCTCAAGAACGCTAATCTGGCGCTAAAAGGCTTATAAGACCTCTCTGACTTCCAAGTCTCGCTGGCATAAAAATGAATTTGTTAAAGATGTTCCACCACATTATAGGAACCATTCACCCGAATTAACAAGCTCGAGCGGGATTCGGTAAGTTACTTGGAATACTTGTCCAGCTTGCAACCGATCTGCCCGCGGACACTACGTGCCCGGGTGGGAGTCGAACCCATTACCTTCTACTATATCAGTCCTTCGAAGAAACCTAGATAGCGTGACTTTCTCTTGCTAACACTCTAACAAAACTTGGAGCGGGATAGGAGAATCGAACTCCTGACTAAACCTTGGCAAGGTTTCGTTTGACCATTAAACTAATCCCGCATTATATTGGTGCCCAGGGCGAGACTCGAACTCGCAAAATTTGGCTTCTAAGACCAACACGTATACCAATTCCATCACCTGGGCTTAATTTGGATGCGGGTGACAGATTCGAACTGCCGATGCACCTGGCTTATGAGACCGGTGTGGTAACCACCCTACCCGCGTAACTATTTATTATCTGACTCTTCGCAGATAATCTGAATTGATTTTTCCACTCTGTATTTCTAACAGAGCTGTAACCGGAGCATTCAATTGCTCAGGACTTTCACTTAATCTGTGTTGCCTTGCCAATTCTCTTGCTCGAATTGCGGCAACAATAACAAGGTCGAATCTGTTGCCTATGTTGCTAACACAGATATCGGTATTGATATCTGTTCCCCGACTTGCTATATTATTACGTTTCATAAGTTTCCTATTAAAAAAATTGGCGTACCCACTAGGACTCGAACCTAGACTGACGGTTTTGGAGACCGCGATGCTGCCATTACACTATGGATACATATTGAATTTGTCTATCGTCACACAATGTCCAAGTCGTGCGCTGAACCCTACTGCTATTACGTTCGGGCTTGCTACGGGCTTCGAGTACATACACAAGTGTCTTGGGCGACTCGCGTATCACATAAGGGTAACCGTACACACATAAACAAAACTGGCGCCCCGCAGGGGACTTGAACCCCTGACCCTCGGCGTGACAGGCCGATACTCTAACCAACTGAGCTAGCGGAGCAGAAACTTGGAGCAACGAGAGGGATTTGAACCCCCGGTTTTACGGATTTGCAATCCGTTGCATTGGGCCACTCTGCCATCGTTGCATAAATTGGTGGAGATTACTGGGATCGAACCAGTCGTGCCCGAAGGCGGCGGATTTACAGTCCACTGCATCACCATTGATGCTTCATCTCCATATAGAAACACACTAACACCGCTGGCAAAGTAATTATATTACTTGATACGATACCTAATGTATTTCTATATGGCGTCCCTACGGGGATTCGAACCCCGGTACTCACCGTGAAAGGGTGATGTCCTAGGCCTCTAGACGATAGGGACAAAATTCACAATTGATTTTTTAAAGAACAGTGTTAATTTCTTAACATGTACTTATTATAGCGTCTTCTGAGGTTGCTGTCAACTACTTTTTGAATTATTTTAAATTATATTCTAAATAATTCTTAAAAAATTCTTTATTTTTTTCAGCAAGTAACTTATAGTCTAGGTCTTGTTTGTTTGTATTCATTATTTCAGAAAACTCAAAACCCGCACTCGCATGTTCTCCCAAACGCCAAGACGTTGGCTTACCAATATGGTCCATTATAGAATTTAGTGACTTAGAAAATTCTGTTACTGTTTTTGCGTCCCAGTAATCGTTTTCCCAAAACTCTGTCTGTAATGGTTTCATAAATCTGTAACCGTACTGGCTATAGTTCTCATCAAACTTACTTTTGTAGGCCGAAGCTGGATCTCTAGATATCCCTAATGGATTAAATCTCCAATCATACATTTCATTGTCCAAACACCACTGATGAGTAGCGTATAAATCTTCTCTAGTTTCACCAGTTAGCCCAGCAATAAAACTCAATTCAAATGTTATTTCGTCTTTCCATGTTTGCTTTAATGTTTGTAAAAATTCTTTTCCGTGTACGCCATTCCAACCTTTACCTACAATTTTACAAGCATCCTTATGAAAACTTTCAATTCCAAAGTATGCGCTTTTGAGTCCTGAGTCTTTTAATTGCTGTATTGAACCTGGTCGAGATCCTATCAAATCTAATCGATTGTAGCCAATCCATTCTAACTTAAATGGTAAATTTTGTACTATTTCAGTTATAGCTTCCATTTTTTCCTGACTCTCGTTAACTGTATCATCAATGAAAAAATATCTAGTTGTACCAAACGTTTCGTAATTGTACATAAGTTCTTCCTTAACCAAGGAATAATCTCTTAGATAAGTATTTTTCTTTTTACCTAGATTAGGATATCTGCAAAATGAACAAGAAAACTGACAGCCCCGACCTAATTCAATTGGCAACACTTCGTACGATTGAACAAAGTCATCTTTCACAAAAGCAGGACTAAGTGTTTTAATATCAAAAGGTGTCCGCGTTAACGATACATTAGATTCCTGATCTAGAAATTTTAATAAATCATTCTCAGCATTTCCGTGCAGCTTAATCCAATCTAAATAGCAATTTTTTGCGTATGAATTAGAGCCTCCTAAAATCCATTTTAACTGAGGGAACTTATTTTCAAGTAGTGGCCTCGAGTTTAAAATCCATTCGGGTTCGCTCACTACCATAGATAGTCTGCCAGTCGTTGTTGCTTTGCGTAATGCCCCGTCGTGCCAAAATGTAGAACTTACACCTATGCCTATAGTTGTAGAGTCTACAAATTTCGAAGTTACTTCAACTAATTCATTAGTAGTAAATTTCTGACAAAAGTCTATTACTTTAACAGTATAGCCATGTCTCCTTAACCATGCGGCTAATTGATACGGACCCAGTGGTCTCGTATGTCCCGATTTATCTGGTAGATAAATCGAATTCCAAATTATAAAATGTGCCATGAGATATTTATTGTACTATCGATCTCATGAAAATTAACTAATATGTAGGACAGGAATAGTTACTTTCGGTTTTGCTGGATATTTTAAATCTGGTTTTGTATGATGAATCCGTCTGTTTCTATTAATATCTTTATAACCAACTCCTAAAATTATCATAGGCTGTCCCTGGATATTTAACACTGTCTGAAGACCGGCTATATCAAAGCATCCGCAATAACCTGTTGAGTATCCTAATTGATGTGCTAATAGATTCAAGTATCCACTAGCTATACCTATGGACATGTGAATGTCGATTAACATACGTTTCTTTGCCGTATCCGACACTAAGCCTGCTGGATGTCTAAACTCTTCAAAGTACGTATTCAAATACGGCCTGTCTGAATTAGCTGTAAGTATATCTGCTAGTGTTAACTGTTCGAATACTACTAACATGTTTGCCAATGTTTGTGAATTATTTTCTATGCTCATTGAGGGTGGAAAATCGAAACCACTTGTATTGTTGTAAACTTGTTCTATTACAGTCCGATTAGTAATAAAATGGCATCGATAAAATGCAGCATTTTGTTTACTGGGGCATTGGGTTACTGCTTCAACTAATAAGTCGATATCTTCTTGCGGAATTGATCGTGTTAAATCCCAATTTCGTTGGCAATGTTGACTTTTTTGAATAGTAATTTTTACTGCTGATTTATCGATCATAATTTCTCTTTAGTTAAAAAATTATTTATCGTTTGGTGCTCCTAGGAAGGATCGAACTTCCAATTACACTATACCAAAGTGTCGGTATTCCATTTACCTATAAGAGCGTTGGTACCGCTTAGTGGAATCGAACCACTATTCACACTTTAGAAGAATGTTGTCCTATCCATTGAACGAAAGCGGTAAAATTTTGGCAGGGGAGATGAGATTCGAACTCATGATGACGATTTCAAAGACCGTTGCCTTAGGCCACTAGGCGACACCCCAACAAATAAAACAGGATACGTTTTTTACGAAGGGCATGGAGCCCTTTGCTCAACCGCTGAGCGAATCTGCCATAAGGCAAATGTTGGAATCGAACCAACGTGTCATAAATGACTTTGCTGTGCGTATCCTTAACTTGGTGTCGTTGCTGGGATTCGAACCCAGATCTCTTCCTTTAGAGTGGAATTTTGATTGTGCTGACTGTATCCTTAACAGGATAACCTTTTATAAGCGTCCTACCATTAGACGACAACGACATGACTGGTACCCCTAGGCAGATTCGAACCGCCATCCAGCAGATTTTAAGTCTACCCGCACTACCAATTAGCGTACAGGGGCATAAATATTTTTGTGAAAACTTACGATCACTTAACACCGCAAGGATTACAGTTTCACCTTTGTTTGTACCAAGGTGTGTGCTGTGTTATGGTACACGATATATACGACAACACCTACTTCGAATTACAATACTTCACTGACGTTAACAAAGCACTTCGCTTTGTCAACAATTTATAATGGTACCCCTTGTCTGATTCGAACAGACAGCCAACTCCTTTTGAGAGAATCCGCACTACCAATTAGCGTAAAGGGGCATATGGTACCTTCGGGCGGGTTCGAACCCCCAACCAACAGTTTCTAAAACTATCCGCACTCCCAATTAGCGTACGAAGGCATTTAAATTTTTGGTAGTCGATGCTGGGTTCGAACCAGCGACCTACACGATGTCAACGTGGTGCTCTACCACTGAGCTAATCGACTATGGTACCCTTGGACAGTTTCGAAATGTCGACCCTCGCCTTATCAAGACGATGCTCTTCCTCTGAGCTACAAGGGCATAAACTACTTAGGGGTGACTATCGGGGCTCGAACCCGAACTACCAGAGTCACAGTCTAGGTTGCTACCATTACAACATAGCCACACCTAAATAGTCTGGTCCTCTCGACAAGAATCGAACTTGTAATGGCCGGTTATCAGCCGACTGTTATACCATTTAACTACAAGAGGAATAAAAACAGGATAGCATTTTTTGGCTTTTTTTACAGAAAAGATTTTTTTGATTTGCTGTTGCTATCCTAAACTGGCAGTGAGTAAGGGATTCGAACCCTTGGGCCCCTAGCGGAGCCGACAGTTTAGCAAACTATTGGGTTAAGCCACTCCCCCAACTCACTATATAGGTTTTCCCGGCGACCAACTATCTTTCTTAAGGACTCGCTGGCTTGTCTCGTGTGAAAGAGTTTATACAGACCTTGTACAATTCTACTGGCGTGTCATGCTCAAGAAATAGGGCACTAGAATACAAGGGACTCATCTCAACGTCTAGCTGGGAAACTTGGCGGAAGACGGAGGAGTCGAACCCCATCCCATTTCTGAGAACCCAGTTTTCAAGGCTGGTCGGCGCACCAACGCACCTGCATCATCTTCCATAACTTGGTGCTCCCTCACGGACTCGAACCGCAATAACCGGACTACAAAACCGGTATAATAGCCTTTATATTAAAGGAGCAAATTTGGCGCCCACATATGGAATCGAACCACAATCCCCGGTTTCGTAAACCAGTATATTATCCATTATACTATGCGGGCAAATTTGGTGGTAATAGTAGGATTTGAACCTACACCTTGCTCCGTATGAAGGAGGTGCACTACCGTTATGCTATATTACCATATAGAAACACACTAGAGTTTTACGATAAACTACGCTCCTGAGTTTCTGCCCAAGAGCTCATAGGTCTGCCTATGTTTCTAATGTGTTTTTATATGGTAGGGGCACAGGGAATCGAACCCTGATAGACCGGTTAAAAGCCGGATATTCTAGCCGTTGAATTATACCCCCATATGGTCCACAGCGTCAGATTCGAACTGACACCTCATCGGTTAAGAGCCGAGTACGCTACCGTTAACGCCAGCTGTGGATGGATCGTAAATATTTTCTTTTACGTGCCATCCAGGACCATACGGGATCCGGGATGACACTACAGTTTACCTGTACGTTTCATGTCATTCTCCTTTGTTGATATTTCTCTTTTGTGCTTGGCGTTCTGATTTCCAGAACACTCGTTTCCAATCTTTCAAATGCTTCCACCATTGTGGAGGCGCAGTTAGGTTACCTTTTTTGACATTTGCCATAGGATTTCCTTTATAAAACAGGATGCTTATTTTTCAATTAAAAGTTGAATTTTTGAATTTGCTGTTCGCATCCTAAAATGGTACACCCTGTTGGAATCGAACCAACTTCAACGGCTCTTCAGACCGCCGCTATGACCACATCAGCTAAAGGTGCATTATACTTGGTCTCCCTACCAGGATTCGAACCTGGACCACACGGCCCCAAACCGTGTACGCAACCTGATAACGCTTTAGAGAGATAAAATTGGTGGAGGCCGAGGGAATCGAACCCTTCTAGTCACGATGCTTGCAAGGCAACGCCGTAGCCCACTACTGCCCCCAATTACAAAGCATACTATTCTAACTCGTCAAAAGAGTCTGCGTTATACGTCTTTAGTATACTTTGTAATTGGCTGTCCGACTAGGGATCGAACCTAGCTCATTCTTCGTTAACAGCGAAGCGCCTACACCATGCTTGCTCTCGGACAATAAAATTGGCGCCATGGACGGGACTCGAACCCGCCTGGTACGGATAGACAATCCGCTGCCCTACCCCGAGGACTACCATGGCATGTTGGTATCGCGTACGGGGATCGAACCCGCCTGAGTAAGTTGAAAGCCTACGGACCTCACCAGAAGTCAAACGCGATGTAATAAAACAGGATAGCATCTTTTTTCCATTAAAAGTGAAATTAGAATTTTTGCTGTTGCTATCCTAAAATTGGTGGAGGCTGATGGAATCGAACCACTTGACAGCCACCCTGCTTAATATGTCTACCGGGTTACAGCCGGCAACAGGGAACAACCTCCAATTTGTTAACACACTCACGACCGGTAATTACCAATCCATAAGCAAACTATGTTCACTTATAAAGAATGTGTATATTAAAAGCCACTAGCAGGAAGAACTATGTTCCACTAGCCTCCAAGGACTAGCCCAACACCAATTGCTTTTAATATGACAGATTTTTCGCTCTAGAAGAAGAGTTTCATCCTTGCCACCGCCCGTTTGCCCATGTTTTAAGTGCGGGCCAGGACCTCGTTTCCTGTATGTTCACACTTTGCGGTCTACAACTGCCCTTGAGCAATCTCGCGCTTTCCAACAGCTTTGTGGTATAGTTTAGCTCTTGCTAACTTGTTCACAATCAATTGCTTGAACTGTTCTTTAGTTAACTCGTACTGCCTAGTCCACTCTGCTTCTTTAATCTTTTTTTCTATCATTCTTCTTGCGAAAAACAAAAAACCCCAGGAGTGTTAATCCTAGGGTCCTTGGAGTGAGCGTGTAATTTGTGTTACACAATGTCCTCCCGGACCCTTGAAATCTCTGGTGTACGATCATATGATAGACTTCCGCCATTAATCGATAACCAAGCGCAGGCTATTACACCTGCCTGTTTGGGCATCGTATTAAACAGTTGATGTCTATTGGACAATTGCATTTTGTTTCTCTTTAAAACCTTGTTTACTTAAACAGCACCATTGCTGTCTATGTGTTAATTATAACGCCTTTCAGCGTCCCTGTCAACAACTTTTGGAATCTTTCTTTGTTGTATTTTTACAACACTCGCAGACTACATTGTTTGCTAACTTGTTTCTATTGTACTACTAATTAGTCTCTGTGTCAACAACTTTTTGTCTTTTTGGACAAATTGTTTTAACAGCGAATCTTTAACAGTCTTTCTATTGTATGTTTATTTAGTCTCTTTGTCAAGAGCCATATGATAATGTGGCATTTTTACAACAAAATAAAAAAGCCACATCGTTATTTAAAATGAACAGTCTAGATTACATGTTTAGTTACCATAATTTCGTCAACTGTTAGACACTGTGATCGTCTACATATAGTTGGAATTGTGTTGAAAACTATTTCATCGTTGAACACATTGCCAATCTTGCCATCGTTCTTACAAATGCCAAAGTGCATGTCGCCGTTGGCATCTATAGCAAGTTTTTTCATTCCTACATTACAACTCCAGCCTTTGAACTTGTTTAAGTCTTTCATTATAATAGAGTATGCACTTGCCTGTGTAGTTTTAATTATGCCATCTTCTTCTACAGTTAAGTTTATCTTAAAATTTTTTCGATTGTTAGTGGGTGCTGCGTTTTTACGCTCATCCTCTATTGATTTAATAATAGCTTTTTCGTCTTCGGAAAAATAATCAAGAGTTAAATCAGACTTTTGTGTGTAATCTTCAAGGTGTCTACTTGTTTGGAATGGCAAATTAATGTGCTGGGTAGTAGTGTTTACTAATGGGAATATAATAAGTTTGTTAATGCCAATCGAGTGCGGTTTTAACTTTTCTTCTAACACATTCACTCTATCGAACAGCGTAGGCACCAGCATGGCCCGTACTTCAACTTTGCCGCCATTTTCTTTTAGACGCACTGCAAGATTAACAAATTTTTCAATATCTGCGGTTTCTGGATGAAAACTAAGAAATATGTTAACAGATTTTAAAGCTTCGCTACAACGCTCGTACATCTTTGCGGGCATACTACCATTAGTAAAAATAAAAATCTTAAACTTGTGTTCTACTAATCGTTGTAAGAATAACTCAAAATTTGGTATGAGAAAAGGTTCGCCGCCAGTTAGTACTACTAACACAGTTTTATCTTCCGGCACTGCTGCCTTTATCTTGTCCGATACTGCCATTAAGTCTTCGACTTTTGGCATTGTGTTAACATCTATAGTTCTGTGATTGTAAGGCTCGCAATAAGAACAGTCGTAATTACACATATCAAGTGGCTTCCAATGTACAATGTAATCAGTTAACCAATTGTCTTTTTCAATTCTTAGGAGATTCATATTTTGTAGCATAAAAAACAATGTGGCCGAAGCCACATTGTTTATAAATCAATTTGTGTTTAGATTGATTCAATCCAATCTGGTATGTGATTTAAAACGTTCTTGTTAATTCCTAACAGTTCGTTAACTTCATTGGGCAGTACAGGAACTTCCATCATTTCAGGATGCCACACTAAACCCCAGATTGGTTTAGTCTTATGTTTAAACCCTTCGATGTTGCCATCTAAGTCTACTGCAATTGCGTCATAATCAGTACCTACAGTAACAATGTTAGAACCGTGGAAGCTATTAACTAACACATTATGTCCTTCCATTGTTACTACATGTTCTGTTCCTCTATGATTTTCAATATCATCACACACTGCTCCAGATATCTCTGCTAGAAAAAATGCCCCATGACAAATACCAAGAATAGGAATATTGTGTTCTATAGCATAGTTATATAACTTTAACTCAGTGTACAAACGTGTCATACTAGAATTCCCGCCACTTAATATTAACATATCAAATTCGTAAATCTTACCAGTATCCACATTTGGTATGGGCATAACATCATGTTTCTTCAAGAAGGTATGCCATACATGACTTAAACAATCATGTGTGAGACCGCTGTTTCCAACAATCTCTTCACGTTGACTAATTGCAATTTTCAACTTATACCTGCTCTTGTGTTAACGGGCGAGTAGTTTTGCCATAAGCAGCTTCGATCATTTCACGAGTGCCTGGTAATTCCACTGTACCTTTACAGTTAACTTCGAACAAATCTAAACGCATCTGTTTTGCCAACTCAACTACGCGAGCTTGCTTTTCAGGTGTGTCACAGATTTGTAAAAGTTTACGACGTCCCATCTTGCTATGAAATTTTTCATCACGAGCAATCTTAGCATAAGTGGTTGCAATGAAAGAATCTTCAACACAAGTTGCCATCATGGCCCAGTTACGTGCAGCACGGCCTTCGCCGATCAACTGATATAACGCCATGGCTAATTCGTCTGTGTCGCAATTATATTCTGTAAGAATCTTTGCGCCACGAATTGCTTTGTTATTTGCCATGTCAAACTCAACTGCTGCAGCAACATCGATAGGACCTTGATTTAGATATTCAACAACATCTTTAACCATACGGAAGTGATTGGCTTCGTCCAGGGCCTGCTTGCTCAACAACTGAAGTTCTTTTGGATCCATGTCGACTGGAGCATTAGCCACTTGGCCAGCAAGTTCAATCATGTTCATGCGTTCATTAACCATGCGGCCAGTGAAGTGCTTGACTAATTCTTCTCTTGTTCTGCCTTTGTAGTATGCTTCAACTTGACGCTCCGAAGCTGCAAACAATGTTTCATTTTCCGCTTCGATTTGATCTACAAATGAAGTTACTTGCTTGCTGCCGACTTCTTCGGCTACCATTTTTTCTAATTCTGCTGTATCAAATTTCATAGTTAATTCTCCTGATTAATAAATTTCTGCCACTGCTGTGGTTTTATGTTCGCCGCGAGCATCTAATGCCCAGTCAGCGCCATAGAAATCTTCTACCATCTGACGGCTTTCTTCAATTCGCATTGTGCCGTTACAGTTAACTTGGAACATATCTTTACGCATCTGATCAGCGATTGTACGTGCGTACTGTTGCTTCTCTTCTGTGTCAAGTAAT